ATGGCTTGTAAGTCTGCTGAAGAAGAATTGGAGATTGTTAAAAACAGAAAAGACATGACAGGGCTAAACGTCATGGAGGTATAGATGACAGAAGTCACCCAAGATTATATTTTGGGCAGTTGTATAGACAACTTAACTACAGACAAATACGATTATTTTTTTAGCGGCACACCCTGCTATGAAGATTTAGCTGTTTTTGGTGTAGATAAAAACAAGCCTGAAACTTACAAAACCAAATTTTTGGATTGGTTTGTCCCTAGGCTACGGCCAAGATTAGGAACAGTCACTATAGCGTTTACTGGTTGTCGGCGTGCCAATTCACAAATATTGCCAAAATTTTACTTTCTAAACCAAACATTCTTCCAATATGGCTATATTTTGCGTGATGTGAAATATTATGTGAAAAAACGTGGATATGACGGTTACTCGCATACGATAGGTCACGTTTACACATTTCAAAAGAAAAACAAAAAAGGCATCTATCATTTGCGTGACCGTAAGTTGTACAGCACTTATGGTCATGACTTGTGGGGACCGTTTGGTAAAGAAAAAGTCATTGATGGAGAGGTAGTTGCCCAGCCAATCGAAGTCCCACAGTATTGCATACAAAACTTCACCAATGAGGGTCATGTGGTTTATGACCCATTCGGTGGGCTTGGGACAACTGGTTTGGCGGCAAAATCATGTGACAGAGGTTATTTGGTTTATGAGATACGACCAGAAATACACAAAGCAGGTATGGAACTGTTCAAATGAGAACAGACATTGATTATCGGCTTGATGAAAACAGATTTCTGGGTTTTGACCTGTTCTACAAGTTTATGCTTGAGACATATGATTGGTCACCAGACATCAATGTCGAAACATGGATTGCTTCAGATTTAGGTTTTGATTTTGAAAAACGCTGTGTCATGGGGTTGTTTCACGGGGCAACCTACGCGGGACCATGCGAGACTATGTTTTCAGATCAGTTCCCTGTTTTCACCCCAGATGTGGCAGATCAAGCTGTTGAGTTTTTCTACGACAACAAGAAAAGATTGTTGTTTAGCCCAGACTGCAAATACAGAAAACTGGTGTTTGAGAAATTTCTACGCAGTGTTTGTAAATCTTTAGAGAAATATCAATCACTTGGTAGATACATTTCCGTGTCTCTGCAAAAAGACCCAATATACAATTACAACAACCTAAAGAAAAGATGCATGAGAGACTGGTATCACTGGGGCAGAATGGGTCACTGGTGTTTTACAGAAGCACTTACAAAATTTATCGATGCGCCTTTACTACCACCCACCATGGAATTTGCAGATGGGGCAAGCCACAGGGCGGGTTGGGCGTTTTGCATTGGTAAAGATGAGTGGGATAAAAAAACAGTTTCCAAAGATGCGATTGCCTATCTGGAGGCCACAGCGGCTGATTACATTAAAAGCGTCAACCATCCAGATGCTGGTTTTCTCAGCCTAGAAACTGCTTGTTGCAACTACAAACGCCAACACAAGGGCAGTAGGTATGGCGGTTGTTATATCGATGAGCAGTCGTGGGAAATGGATTACATGAGAGAGCTTTGGCCTGAGTATCAGTGGCTATGGGACAAATACATGGAGGGAAGAAAAGCTGTCATACCACACAGTCTTTTGGCAGAGCTTCATCCTCAAAATCAAACCAGCAAGTCAGCCTATGTTTCCAGTTGGAATAATGCTTTGAAAAACTTTGGTAGAATACCAAGGGTAGAGGCATATTTTAATGACCAGCCTCAACAATGGCATGACTTAGAAGATATGAAGGAAAGGTGGGTGTGCTTTGAGCAATAAGCTGAAATGCCTAGCAATAGGTGGTGAGCCAGCCACAGGCAAAACAACTCTCATGAAAACAATATATTCTGAGTTTGAAAATCCTCAGTCACTAAGGTTTGGTCTACTCTGTGGTCACTATGAGGAAAAAAACAATCTTGCCTTGATGGGTATATACAGCGGTTGGACACAGGAATCACAGGTGTTTGAAGGCACAGATAGACTTTCGATGGCGGTCAATAAAGATTTTCTTAAATATATTGAGATGAAAAGGCGAAATATACTGCTTGAGGGGGATAGGCTTTTTAGTCTCAATAACCTAAGAGCAATACAACACTTGTATCATTTGCGTGTTATTGTGCTTCAACAAGATGAGCAAACATTGCACAAGAGGCATTTAGCTAGGGGTGATACGCAATCAGAAAAGTTCCTCAAAGGTAGAAAAACTAAGACTCAAAACATTTTAGATGCTGGAGATTTGAACCCAGAGGTCTATCAATTAAATGAGATAAATGATACCATCCGTCTCAGTAACAATATTTGGTCATGGCTTAAAGCTGATATTTGATGATAATTGGGTGATACCGAATGGCGAAAAAACTGACTGAAGAATTGTCCAGAACAATACTGCTGGAATATTGCGAGGGTGAGTTGCAAGATGATGGTAGCCGTCAGACCATCAGCCTAGATAAACTCGTAACCAAATATGGGGTAGCTAGAGCAACGCTCTTCAGAAGAGCAGACAAAGAGAACTGGAGCGGTCAACGCACGTCATTTCTAGCCAAAGCTCGTCAAAACATTCAGGAAAATCGCATCAAAGACATTGTTGCTGAAGCTGGAAAGCTGGACAGGGCTTCACTAGCAATCGCTAGTGGGTTGCTTGGTAGGGTTGCAAACAAACTGAGACAAGCTCAAGCGGAAGACCAGAATGGCAATGATATTCTTAGTGCAGAACAAATAAGGGCGTTAGCAAATACTGCCCTGACTGCTCAAAAGATTGGCAAACTAGCACTAGGTGAGGCAAGCGAAATCACAAAGGTAAATGCTGATGTTACAGTCCCAGACAGCTTTAGAGAGGTCATGTCAGAATTACACGCAGTTAGGGAATCAAGGGCTGAGAGGTTCAGCCCAACTATTCAGTGATTGGCTTAGCACTGCGAGAAAAGCACAGCTAACTCCAAGTGATGCGCTGGATGGTTCATCTTGGTTCATCTGGCTCATATTGGCTGGCAGAGGTTGGGGCAAAACCAGAACAGGCGCAACTGACATTGCAATGTATGCGGTAGAAAACCCAAACAGTTTATGCGCTGTCGTTGTTCCAACATTTGGCGACATACGCAGGGTTGCATTTGGGGGACCGTCTGGACTGATGTCAGTCATTCCAAGAGAATGTTTGCTGTCTGGTTCTGGTCAAGGCTACAATGTTTCCAGTGCTGAAATAAAACTTTGGAACGGTTCTAAAATACTAGGCTTCAGCGCAGAGGAGCCTGACCGTTTGAGAGGACCACAATTCCACAGAGCTTGGTGCGATGAGCTTGCGGCATGGAAAAATCCTGAGACATTCGATCAGTTGATGTTCGGGCTCAGATTGGGTGAAAGCCCAAGGTGCATAATCACCACTACGCCTAAACCCACAAAAATTATTCGCAACCTGATGTCTAGACCTGACGTTCACATACACCGTGGATCAACCTTTGACAATGCCGCTAATCTTGCTCCTCAAGCTCTAGAGGCTCTCAAAGAGCGATATGCGGGAACCAACCTTGGCAGACAGGAGCTTTATGCTGAAATTCTTGATGATACTGAAGGTGCGCTTTGGAATTATCAGAATTTGGAAAAAACAAGGGTGACGATAGAGCAAGTGCCTGAATTGGTTAGAGTTGTTGTGGCAATAGACCCAGCGGTGACAAACAATGAAGGCTCAGACGAAACAGGCATTGTTGTGGCGGGGGTGGGTGTTGACGGAAGATATTATGTGTTAGACGATATTTCTGGTAGAATGAGCGCAGATCACTGGGCTAGACAATCAGTGCAAGCATATTACAAGTATGAGGCTGATCGGATAGTCGCAGAGGTAAATAATGGTGGTGATCTAGTGGAAAGGCTGTTAAGAACAGTAGACACGGCTGTGCCGTACACACCTGTTACAGCATCAAGAGGCAAAATGGTTAGAGCAGAACCGATAGCCGCTATGTATGAACAGGACAAAGTGTCTCACGTTGGCACTTTCCCGCAGTTGGAGGAACAGCTTTGTACTTTTACGCTTGGTAGTAAAACATCACCTGACAGATTGGATGCTCTAGTTTGGGCATTGACGGAACTTAGCTTGTCCAGCGGGAAGGCTGTATGGAGAATTTCATAATGGCAGGCATCAAAGATTTTTTTAGCTTTTTTCAACCACGACCAGCAGAGACAAAGGAAGCCCCACAAGTTGTCCTAAATGTGAATAACTCACATCATTATCGCAAAGACAACTATGAGGCTTATGCAGATGAGGGCTATAGAAAAAATGCCATTGTCTACAGATGTGTCAATGAAATAGCTCATGGTGCCGCATGTATACCATTTAAATTATTTCAAGGTGATGAAGAGCTTGACCAACATCCACTGCTAAATCTTTTGAACAGACCAAACCCGACACAGGCAGGGGTAGAGTATTTCCAAGCGGTTTATTCGTATCTGCTGTTGTCAGGAAACAATTATGCCATACGCTCAGACGTCAGCGGTGAGGTGCGAGAGCTTTACTTGCTAAGACCAGACCGCGTGAGGGTGAAGCCAAGTAAGACTGCTACCCCAGAGGCATACCAGTACGTCATAAACGGCAAAGTGGTTAAAACATATGATGCTGACCCTCTAACAGGAGAATCAGAGGTAAAGCACATGAAGCTATATAACCCTCTAGATGATTACTATGGGTTGTCACCATTGATGGCGGCGGCAGTTGATATCGATAACCACAACGAAATAAATAGACACAACATTAGCTTATTGAGAAATGGTGCAAGACCAAGTGGTGCGATTGTGTTCAAGCCAGCCAACGACAGGGGGTTGCCAATACAGTTAAGCGATGGGCAACGTCAACAGCTAAAGGATGACCTTGATGTCAAATATACTGGCGCGGCTAATGCAGGGAAGCCGCTATTATTGGAAGGTGATTTTGACTGGCGTGAAATGGGCTTGTCGCCCAAAGACATGGATTTTCTCCAGCAAAGAAATATGGCGGCGAAGGACATCGCGCTTTGTTTTGGCGTGCCATCTCAACTTATTGGTATTCCTGACGCGCAAACGTATGCAAATGTCCAAGAAGCTAGGCTGGCTCTTTACGAAGAAACAATAATGCCATTAGCAAGACGAATACAGTCAGACCTCAATGAGTGGCTTGCCCCAGTGTATGGGGATGAAATCAGAATAGAGTATGATTTTGAATCAGTGCCAGCTATGACTGAGCGTAGGCGTAGAGTTTATGAAAATGTCACAGCGGCTGTTAGGGAAGGCATCATATCCAGAAATGAAGCAAGGGAGCGTTTAGGGCTTGAGCCAATAGATGGAGGTGATGATGTCTATATCGCGGCTAATCTTTTCCCCTTGGGATCATCAGAAGCCGCGCCCACCTCAGGACAGGAGGCCGAACAAGATGCTGAAAAGGCTTATGGAATTGATAGCCAAGTTAAAGAGGAAGTCTCAAAAGACATTTTTACAACTGAAAGTGAGGCTGAAGCACGCGCTGAAGAAATAGGGTGCGCTGGCACACACAGCCATGAAACAGATGACGGCACAATCTTTATGCCATGCGCTTCTCATGCAGATTATGAGAGATTGACAGGCGACACTCTTGAAACCCCAAAACAGGCTGACCCAAGATTTGGTGAAGGCAGAGATGTTTTTGACTCACAGCCTGAAGCCGCAAGACGCGCAAGAGAGCTAGACTGTGAAGGCACGCACACTGTGCGCGGACCAGATGGCAACCATTATATGCCATGCTCAAGTCACGCAATTTATCTAAGAGTCACAGGCCAAGATAAGGGGGAGGAGCTAGATGATGATGCAAAGGCGGAATCAGACGTTGACACAACGCCTACTGACGCAATGGCGCAAGAGGCTGAACGTGGGCTTGCGTGGAGAAAAGAGTTTAACAGAGGCGGAACAGAGGTTGGTGTCGCAAGAGCAGTCCAACTTGTATCCAAAGAAAAGCTGTCCCCCCGCACCGTAAGGAGAATGCACTCATTCTTTTCCAGACATGAAGTAGATAAACGCGGCCAAGGTTTTAGACGCGGTGAAGATGGTTACCCTAGTGCTGGCAGAATAGCTTGGGCGTTGTGGGGCGGCGATGCTGGTCAAACTTGGGCAAGACGCACAGCCGCAAAGTTAGATAAAGAGCGTGACGAAAAAAATGCGATTGAGGCAATCATGTTGCCTTGTTGTGATGGCTGTGACCCATTGCCTTACGGCGATGAAAAACAAGAGGTCAGTGGCAAGGTCAAAAAGGCTTTGGCAGAAAAGGTCAAGGAGCATAATGACAAGCACGGTGATAAAAAGGGAAAACGCGTAACATTGCGCATGCTCTCCGCTGTTTTCCGCAGAGGTGTTGGGGCTTATCGCACTAACCCAGAGTCAGTGAGAAGAAATGTTAGCGGCTCAGACCAGTGGGCTTACGCAAGGGTTAATGCGTTTTTGTATGCTGTGCGCCGTGGTCGTTTTCGTAGCGGTAAATTTGATTTGGACTTGTTGCCATCAGGACACCCACTGAAAAAGTAGCATATGATACTTCAGCAAAAACAGCGCAGACGCTTATCCATCAGAAAAGAATACCTTGAGCAAAACAGGCTAAGGGTCAGCTTTGAGCGTAAATTAAGATTGCAGATGCTAACTCTTTTTGCAGACATTGGAAATAAAGCAAGCAATGAATATAGGGGCTTGGGCAGATTATTAAATACGTCAAGGCAGATGGGGGAAGATTTATCAAAATTGCTCCAAAGTCATTATCGCGCTGTCATCAATGAGTTTGGCCTGAGAATTATCAGGCAACAAAAACAGGAGCCTCAGTTTGATCAAATAATCAAAGAATATTTTAGATTGTATGGGGCAATCAGGGTCACGCAAATATCAGACACTACCATGAGACAGCTAAGCGCAATAATATCTGCTGGTTTGGCGGATGGATTGAGTGTATCTGTAATAGCGGCAAATATATTTGATAGCATGAGGGGTTCATTCACTAAGTACAGGGCGGCAACCATTGCGAGAACAGAAACACATTCTGCGGCAAGTTTTGCTAATCATGCAGTCAATGCCAGCCTAAAAATACCAGACCAAAAAAAACGCTGGGTTGCAGTAGCGGATGATAGGGCTAGGTCATGGCACACACAAATGAATGGCACAGAAGTCGATTTGAGAGATGATTTTATCGTAAACGTAAAAGGTCAACAATTCAGAATGGGTTACACTGGTGACCCAAGAGGCGGGGCATTGAATACAATAAATTGCAGATGTGTCACCTTGTATTTCACAGATGAGGATGAGCTTGAAGAATAAAAATTTTTGTGTATTATGTTCAGTAGGAGAGTCAGATGCCAATACCAAAGCCCAACAGTGGTGAAGCGGAGTCTGATTTTATGGCGAGGTGCATGGATGACAGAACCATGCTTGCCGAATACTCACAGCGTGACCAGCGGGTTGCAGTCTGTCTGAGCAGTTACCGTGACGGTAAAAAGGAGACTGTGATGGATGAAGCCCAAGATGAAGTCAAGTTTGTCGAGGAAGGTTACATAGACCTTGAGGCTGACTTAGAGCTCAAAGCGTATCATGACGATGATGATGATGAAAACAAGGGGCAGTTTGAAGGCTACGCTTCAGTTTTCGGCAACAAAGATTTAGGTAATGATGTCGTTGTCGCAGGGGCTTTTCGCAAATCCATCCGCGCTAAAGGCGCAAGAAAAATTAAAATGCTATTCCAGCATGACACCAAAGAGCCAATCGGTGTCTATACACAGATTAAAGAAGACGGCAATGGCCTATTTGTAAAAGGCCAGTTAGCCATGAACACCCAAAAGGGGCGGGAAGTCTATGAGCTTATGAAAATGGGCGCGATAGATGGCCTGTCAGTGGGTTACAGGGTTGATGCCAAGGGCTACCACTATGATGAGCGTGGCAAGAAGCGTATGCTCAAAGAGGTAGACTTAATGGAAATCAGTGCAGTTACCTTTCCGATGAACCCTAAAGCAAGGGTGAATTCTGTGAAAGCAGAGGAGAGGACGATTCGTGACTGGGAGACATTCTTTCGGGATGAAAGTGGGTTATCTCGTAGCGAATCAAAAGTGGCGGCAAGTGCCGTTTTCAAGGCTTTAGACCAGCGCGAGGTTGGCGATGAGCAACAGGGGGTAATGAATTCCATTGCCAATTTAACCAACATCCTGAAATCGTAGAGAGGACATGACATGAGTGATGATGTCAAAACCGCAGTCGATTCAATGGCTACAGCCTTTGAGGAGTTCAAGGCTACCAATGATCAACGTCTTGCGGAAATCGAAAAGAAGGGTTCGTCCGACCCGCTGGTTGAAGAAAAGCTAAAAAATATTGAGGCTGATCTTGACCGCCTAGAGGACATCAACCAAAAGCTGACTTTGGCTCAAGAAGAGCAAAAGCAGTATGGTGAAAAGCTAGATAACATGGAAGCAATGTTGAAGCGTCCTGAAGCTGGCGTATCAACAGAGCAAGTTGATTTCTCTGTTAAGGCTTTTGACAAGTGGTTGCGTAAAGGCGAAAAGGACTTAGAGCCTGATGAGGTAAAAGCTCTGACTGTGAATAATGACACAGGTGCAGGGTTCTTAGCTCCGCCAGAGTATGTGAATGAGTTGATTAAGACCATCACAGAAATCTCACCATTGCGTACTATCGCTAGAGTCCGTGCAACAAGCCAAAAGTCAATTCAGATGCCAAGCCGCACTGCAACATTCAGTGCATCATGGGTAGCTGAAACAGGCACAAAATCTGAAACAACTGGTTACACAACTCAGTTGGAAGAAATCCCAACTCATGAGCATTATGCTTTGGTTGATATTTCAAATCAGATGCTTGAGGATTCTGTGTTCAACCTTGAGGCAGAGATGCAAGAAGAGTTCGCAACACAGCTTGCCAAGAATGAGGGCAACGCTTTCATCAACGGTAGCTCTGTTGGTCAGCCTGAAGGCTTGTTGACTAACTCAAGTGTTGGGGAAACTGTATCTGGTAACGCAAGCACATTGCTTGCTGATGGCTTGATTGACCTTGTCCATGCGGTGAAAACACCATATGGCACAGGCGCATCATTCATCTTCAACCGTACAACCTTGGCGGCGATCCGCAAACTCAAGGATAGTGCGGGTCAGTATGTGTTCCAAGCTGGCATGATGCTCACCGCTGGTGTGCCAAATACCATTCTTGGTTATCCATACATTGAAATGCCTGATATGCCAGATGTGGCGGCAAATGCGTTTCCTGTAATGTTTGGTGATTTCTCAAGAGGCTACATGGTTGTCGATAGAGTCAACCTGTCAATCTTGCGTGATCCATTCACACAGGCATCCACAGGCAGTGTTCGTTATTATGCTCGTGCAAGAGTGGGCGGTCAGGTCATCTTGGCTGAAGCTCTACGCAAGCAGAAAATCTCAACATAAGGGAGAGTTGCTATGAAAGACCTATCAAATTCAATTAGCCCAGCAGTCTCCTTGGCGGCGGCAGTCCGTTCAGCGGCGGCAAATGGCACAGGAGTTGATCTCCAAGGCTATGAGTCAGCCACCGTTCTGGTTGATGTCGGCGCAGAAGGTGATACGCTGTCATCAAGTGTTCATTTTGAAATATCATTGGAAGAATCTGATGATGATTCAACATACACTGATGTTGAACAAGCTGGCATCGTAGACGGCACGATTTCTTCAGGTGGAATTTTCTTGAAGTTAGACGGCTCAACAGGCGGTGATCCAGATACCGCTGGCGGCATTTTCCGTGTCGGTTATGTCGGTGGTAAAAGGTACATCCGTGTGGTTATTGCTAAGACAGGCACGCACTCAAACGGAACGCCAATCGGTGCGATGGTTGTCCGTGGTCATGCTCGTCATACTGGCGATAACGCATTTACCGCGCATAACGCATAAAATTAGGGGGCAGGGTTCGCTCTGCCCCTCTACCAATCGGAGGGCTAGATGGCTACAGTAATGATCAAGAATGGCATAGGCGTTGCTAATGGCATGGGGTCTGTCACTCGCACCTATAATGAGGGTGAGGAGCTTTCAAGCAATGAAGATTGGGAAAAAGAAAGAAACGCCGCATTTATAGCCGCAGGGCTTGCGGAAGAGACTAAGGTGGTAAAACCTACCGAAACAAAGGCAAACGCCCCCACAAGGGCTAGAAACGCTGATGGCACGCTAAAGGGCGATGACCCAAGCACTCCTAATGTCAATGAGGCATGGGAAGGCGGCAAAGCACCTGAAAAATCCCTAAAGTAACATAAGGGGGCTTCATGGCTAGAGGGATAGATAGCAACCTCAATACAGCCCTCACTGGTGATACCGTCCGACTGTTCTTTGCTATGAAAGCAGAGTTCGCTGGTGGCACAGCAAGGTTTTGGTCTGGAATTGGCGATAAAACCATTGAATCAGAAACCTACATTGGGGCGGGTGATATTGTTGCGTTTGCTCCAATCACAGAGACAGCAGAGCTTGAGGCAAACGGTGTCAATCTAACCATTAATGGTATTGATAGCTCTTTGATAGCTACCGCCCTTACCGATGCCTACCAAGGCAGAAATCTTACATTATTTGTTGGCGCATTAGATTCCAACCAGAGTGTTATTGCAACATATATCCTTTTCAAAGGGTTAATGGACACAATGACTATTTCAGATGATGGAAATTACGCAAACATCTCAATCATGAGCGAAAACATTTTGATTGGAATGAACCGCAATAAAGTAAGTCGTTACACAAATAACGAACAGAAAGCATTGTTCGATGGTGATGTGGGTTTTTCTTTTATAGATGGCCTCCAAGACAAAACGATAACGTGGGGTCGGTAGATGGCTGTTATAGGTAGTCTTGGCAAGATAATTGAAGATACGGTTGATAATGTCAGCCAGATTATCAAAGACCCTGTTGCATTAGCAACCATAGCTCTGATGGCTTGGATAAACCCAATTGGAACCTTGGGCTATCTAGCAAGTGCGGCGATATATGCAGGGACGATGGCACTGACATCAGCCCTAGCTCCAACTCCTGATATGCCAAACTTTGATACCAACGCTTTTGTTGGCGAGTTGCAAGGCCGCACGCAAACCATCAAACAGCCAGCCCAACCCCGACAAGTTATCTATGGAGAGGTTCGTGTAGGCGGGGTTATCAGCTTTATTGCCACAGAAGGTAAGAAAAATAAGTTTCTTTATATGATTGTTGCATACGCTGGTCATGAAATTCACAGTTACACTAACCACAGGCTGGATGATAAAAATGTAACGGTCAAAAACAACAAAGTAACAGCCCCAAAAATTTACATACAAGATAAAGCGGATGAACAGCTTGACGTTGCCAAGGACAGTAAATTGGTTCGTATTTATGAACGTAAGGGAACAAATGGGCAAGAGGCTTTTGGTTTCATTAAAGATCAATTCAAAAGTTTTACCAAAGACCACAGATTTAGAGGTGTCGCGCTGGTAGGTTACAGGTTTACGTTTGATGATAGGGCGTATCCAAATGGCTTGCCAAGAGTTTCCGCCACAATCCAAGGCGCGAAAATAAGAAGAGTTAATGACCTAACAGCAGATAAGGCATATAGAAATCTATCGGCTGATGTAATTTATGATTACCTCACAAATACAGTGTACGGTATGGGTCTATCTAATTCAGAGATTGATCTGCAATCGTTTATCGATGCTAGAGCGATATGTAATGAAGATGTGCCGCTTTCAAATGGTGGTACGGAAAAACGCTATACAGTGAATGGAGCCTTTAAAGTAAATCAATCACATAAAGGTGTGCTTACACAATTACTACAGACTTGTATTGGGCAACTCACATATCAAAATGGCAAGTTTTCTCTGACGGTTGGGTCAGCAAGAACACCTGTTATGACGCTAACAGAAGATGATTTGCGTGGACCAGTAGATGTAAAAACCAAGCAATCAATAGCAGATCAATACAATACCGTGAGTGGCGTTTTTGTGAACCCATCAAATGATAAATACGTTCCAACAGATTTCAAAAAAGTAACATCAGCCACATTCCTTGCTGAAGATAACAATGTAGAGAGGGTTTTAGATTTCCCACAGAATATGCAGACAAGTCACTCTCGCGCACAGAGAATAGCCAAGGCAACGCTTTTTAGAAGCCGCCAAGCAATAACCATATCGACAAGGGCTAGTTTAAAGGCTTTCAACCTCAAGGCGGGTGATTGGGTTTATGTGACATTCCCGCGTTTTGGCTTTAATCAAAAAGTATTTGAAGTTGCATCTTGGACTCTCGCGCCAATAAGCACGGAGACATTAGCGATTGATCTTTTGTTGCGGGAAACAAATAGCGCGGTTTTTGATTGGAACGCAGAGGAAGATGACTTTATTGAAGATGATAGTGAGTTACCAGATCCATTCGCCATACTACCGCCAACGATGGTTCTCGCACAAACGGTTCAAGTCATAAACCAAAAAGCAACAAGTGTCATTGAAGTTACTTTGACTGCACAAGATTCATATTCAACAACATTTGAGGTGGATGTTCAAATCACAGCGAGAGCTGGGGTCGCTGTTACAGACCAGCCGCGCATTTCTTTAGGTCGAAGTTCAAACACCGTTTTTGAATACCTGGATGTAAAAACAGGTGATACTTACACAGTAAGGGCAAGATCACGTTCAAATGTTGGCACTGTATCCAATAGGGTGGTGCAGACAATTACAATAGTTGGGAAAGGGGTTGCAAGCCTACCAAGCAACGTATCTGATTTGAGTTTGAATTATCAGGGTGCAAACGCTGTTCTTACTTGGACACCTCTCACTGATGAAGATTTAAGCCATTATGAAATCAGACATCAAAATGTAGTCACTGGCGAGGATTTTGCCAACGCCATCATTCTTGCAGAGAAGGTCGCTAGGCCAGCAAATTCTATAACCGTAGCGGGTTTGACAGGGACGTATTTCTGTGTCGCGGTCGATAAATATGGTAATAGATCAAACCTTGCGGCAAAGGCAAAGGGGATTATTCAAGATAACCCCTCCACAAGTGGTTTTGCTACAATAGGAACAATTACAGAGAGCCAAGCGGCAACAGGATTTGCTGGTACAAAAACCAATGTTTATGTTTTCAGCGATAGTGGCACACCAAGTCTGCGGCTTCAATCAAGTAACAACTTTGATTCTGTATCAGGTGATTTTGATGATGCTACTGGGTTATTTGATGGCGGAAATCAAAACGTGGTTGAATCTGGCACATATGAGTTCACAAACCACACTGATTTAGGCTCAAAACAAACATTCAGGTTGGTTGGAACTGATATAACTTACACTAGGGCGGATTACGGACCTTTCGCTGGCACAGGCAACGCACAAACTAGGTCAGCTATTGGCGGGGCTAATGTTGTGATGCAAATAGCAACAACTGATGATGACCCCTCATCAAGCCCCACCTATACAGATTTTAGTGATGTGACAACAGGGGATTACACCGCTAGAGCTTTCAAACTACGATTGAAATTGACAAGTCAAACTCAATTAGATGGAACAAGGTATTATTCGCCAGCGGTCACACTAGCAAACGCAACCACACACGCAGAGATAAAAATCCAGACAGGACAAGATATTGCAAGCGGAACAAGTGCAAAGGTAGTTACTTTTGGGTATCAATATAGAACCTTGGAAGGTCTTGGCATTGCGGCTCAGAATCTTTTAACTGGTGAGTTTTATCAAATAACAAACAAAACAACCGCTGGATTTACGATAACATTCCGTGATAGTTCCAATACCATTATAGACAGAACTTTTGATTTTACCGCTTCAGGTTCAGGAAAAATAGCAAGCTAGGAGTTTTAAATGGCACAGCATGATTTTAACATAGCCAATCAAACATTCCCAAATACGAGGGCAGATATAAATAATGCTTTATCTGCTTTGGTTTCATTAAGCTCTGGGTCATCCGCTCCATCAACCACCTATGCCTATCAGTTGTGGTATGATACAGCAAATGATATACTCAAAATCAGAAACGCAGATAATGATGCTTTTATTACTTTGTTTTCATTCAATCAGTCGAATGATTCTGTGTTGGTAACTGGTGAAGAATTGGTTGATGACCCTAGCCCTCAACTTGGGGCTAATTTAGATTTGAATAGTCAGGATATTACTGGAACAGGAAATATCAATATTACAGGCAATATCACAGCTAGTGGAACTATCACAGGTACGCTTTCAAGTGAGGTTGATCCGCAAGCTGTGGCATTAGCGATAGCGTTAGGGTGAGAAAATGGCAGATGATGCAATCGTAACCGCTGAAGTGCAAGTTTTACCAGACGAAATTGCTGTAACTCTTGACGCTGAAATGTCAGTCGCGCCTGACGATGCCAACGATAAATGGTATTATAAATTAACTAGCATTACTCAAACAAGCGCAGACTTGATTGCTGGCTCTTTCCTAGATTATACCGCCGTATCCGCGTCATCCGCCCCAACAGCAATTGATACGGCTGATAAGGTAAAGTTTTTGTTTGTGAAAAATCAAAGCACCACGGATGGTATTTATATTGTCCTTGACGGCGGCACGGCTTCAAATAGTGTTGCTGATGGAATATTTATTGGGGCGGGTCAAAGTTTTTATGGTAGATTCCCAAATACAACAGTTGGCAATCTTCACGCCATCTCATCTGATATTGCAGATGCGGGAGATGCCAGCGTAACCGCTATTGTTGCGGCTTTAATTGATGATGTTTCAGCCTAGAGGAGTAAACAATGGCAGATGACGCTTCAGTAACAGTACAGGCAACCGTTCTGCCTGATGAGATTGCTAAAACCATTTCAGGGTCTATGACCATCAGCCCCGCAGATGCAAATGATAAGTGGTATTACAAATTAACCAGTGTTTCTAATTCAAGCACTGATTTGATTGCTGGGTATTTCACTGACTACACGGCGGTTGATGATGATACAGCCCCTACAGCCGTAGCAACAGCCGATAAAGTAAATTTCCTATTTATCAAAAACACAGACTCAAGCGCGGATGTTTACATTGTTCTTGATGCTGGCACAGCTTCTACAAGCGCAGGGGATGCTATCAAGATTGCCGCTGGTCATTCTTGGTACGGCAATTTACCAAACACAACCGTTGCAGATATTCATGCTATCTCATCCACAGGCACAGTGACTTGTATTGTAGCGGCTCTCTTAGATGATGTAGCGTAGGGGGTAGGTCATGGCTAACACCTTTTAGGTTAAGACGTTTGATGGCTCAAGCACAGCCGCAAATGCTCTTATGAATATCTACACAGTACCCGCCGCGACAACGACTGTGATTGTTGGCCTGACCGTTGCAAACACAAGCGCAAGTCAGATAACAGTCAATATTAAGTTAAGTGCGGCATCCACTATATTCCTTGCGAAAAATATTCCAATCCCCGCTGGCTCGTCATTTGAATATATGTCAGGCAATAAGCTGATATTGGAGACAACCCATACAATTTCGGTTTCGTCTGATACTGCAAACAGCCTTGATACAGCTTTGAGCATAATGGAGCAAACCTGATGCCATATGTAGGTAATTCACCAAGTTTTGCGGTTGAGGCAATTGAATATCAAGACCTTACAGGTGTCACAGGAGTGCCAGCGAAAAGAGGTTACACTTTAGATCATACCGTCAGTGGTCCAAATGATATTGAGGTTTTTGTTAATAACGTCCGACAAGAGCCATCAGTAGCATATTCGGCAAGCGGAACAAGCCTCACTATGACAGGCGATGTTGAAACAACAGATGATTTTTACATTGTTTTCCAAGGCAAGACAGTAGGCACAGGAACAAGTGGCAGTGGCGGGGGAGGTTTTTTCCAAGGTGAAAACGGTGAAGTTGGTCATGCTTCACGAAAGGGCGACATATTTAGAGTTCATCAAGCCCAGTTAGACACTGATGTAACGATTGCTGGCAATGAAAATGCCCTTTGTGCAGGACCGCTTACAATAGCCAGTAATATCACTGTCACAGTAAACGGAAGCATGGTGATAGCATGAGCGAGTTGAGAGCGGATACAATTACCGCCAGTAATGGCACAGGTCCAGTTACGCTGACTAAGCAGAATGCGGCAAAGGCGTGGATAAATTTTGACGGAACTGCAACAGGTGCGCTTGCTGATTATGACAGAGATTCGTTCAATATGAGTGTAATTACCGATAATGGCACTGGTAATTTCAT